ATAGGGTACTGGGCCGGTCGCCCTGGTGCAACGATGGTACAAATTTGGTACATCGGATGTACCAAATCATGCTGTACCAAGCTTCATGGTGATGAATGCTTGTGCAATGAATTCAATACCTTGACGTGAAAAAGTGAAGTAAATCAATGGGCAAAATTGGATTCGAAATCCGTTGAAGTGGCAACATTTCCTAGGGTTCAAATCCCTATCTCTCCGCCAAAATCAAAGGCTTAGCGGCTTACCACCGCTGGGCCTTTTTGCTTTTGGTACAAATTTGGTACACCGGTTAAAAATCTGGCTATGCTCCTGTTTCCAACCATTCGGAAACGGGCACCTTCAAATGGCTACTTACCAAAAACGCGGCACCGCATGGCGCGCACTGATCCGGCGCAAAGGCTACCCAACCCTGACCGCTACCTTCGACACGAAAGCCGAGGCGACCAAATGGGCCAGCGGCATCGAGGGCGATATGTCCCGCGCGAAGTATGTCGATAGCAGCAAGGCGGAACAGACCACACTGGCCGCAGCATTAAACAAGTACACGAAAATCAGCGACGCCAAGAAGGGAGCGAAACAAGAGGCCGTGCGGATTAAGCGCTGGCTCTTACATCCGCTCTCTGAAAAGTATCTGAGTGCTATTACATCGTCCGACCTTGCCACCTATCGCGACGAGCGCCTAAAGCAAAATGTATCGACCGCCACTGTGCGCCTGGAACTTGCAATCATAAGCCACCTCTTTACCATCGCGGCGAAAGAGTGGCACATGACCGGGCTGGTCAATCCCTGCACGAATATCAGACTGCCAAAGGGAAGCAAGGAGCGGGATCGTCGGCCGACCACAAAAGAACTTCAAAAGATATATGAGGCGGCCAAGGCTATTAATAGCGAACTGCCAATCATTATCGAACTTGCGGCCGACACGGCAATGCGCCGCACTGAGCTGGTCATGCTACAGCGTGAACAGATTCGGGGGCGGGTGGCATACTTTGAGGACAGTAAGAATGGATCGCGTCGCGCGGTGCCATTATCCACGCGGGCGCGTGAGCTGATTAAAGAACTACCGGAGCGGACTGATGGCCGGGTCTTTAGCCTCTCGCCTCAATCGGTGAGTAACTATTTCCCCCGCGCGTGCGAGGCGGCTGGGGTGGTTGACTTGCACTATCACGACTTGCGCCATGAGGCGACCAGCCGGCTGTTCGAGCGCGGCCTGGACCTGATGGAAGTGGCGGCGATTACCGGGCATAAGACCCTGGCAATGCTCAAGCGCTATACGCACTTGAGCCCCGAGAACCTTGCCGACAAATTAGACTGACGCCCTCATACTCGGCGGCTCTTTACGGGGCCGCCCCACTTTCAACGAATGATGCTCCCCCGCTTCAAAATCCCTCAGATACTTACGCACCGTCTCCAGGCGCCAGCATATCCGCGACCCCTGCTTATAGTACGGGGGCAACCAGTCTGGCCGCGCTTGTACTGCGCTGCGAATCGCTGCCTCGGTGCGGCCCATGAGTAGCGCCAGCTCTGGTACATGCAGAATTTCAGGTTCCATTTCCCTACTCCCTACACTAAACCGTCGTGATCGAATGACGACCATTCTCGTTCTGTTTGATCCATGAGCGTGTCGCTCATTGTCGCGGTGCTATCGCGATCAATGCGCGGCGTCTCGTCGGTAAAGAAGCACGTCCCTGGAGCGGTCTTCGTTTTCGATTCCGCCGCGACGATCTTGGAGTAGTCGCGTTGCCACGCGTGCAATACATCCCCCGGCCGGGCGAGTGATACTTCAAAGTCATGCGGGTTCCCGAACTCGTCCAGGGTCCAGAACAGGTCGGCCGCTTCATTTACTACGGCGAGGCCGATCTCACAGAAGCCGAGTGCCTTGGCGCTCTCAGCCTTACGGCGAAATAAATAAACCAACATCAGACATTCTCCTGGTCCTGGGCGGTGAGGCACTCGGGCACCTCGCCGCCTCCCTGGTCTTTTTAATACGACGGTCTAATCATTACACCGTCGTTTGATTACGCACCGGCCAGATGAGGCAGAGGCGCAAAGGGTATGTCGTCGTCATAAGAATCAGGCGGTGCGGCCTGCTGACTCTGCTGTTGTGGTGGGCGCTGTGCCTGTTGCTGTGGCGCCTGTTGGCCGTTCGGATTACCACCGAGCAGTTGTAGCTGGCCGCGTATATCGACGATTACTTCCGTCGTGTATCGCTTGATCCCGTCTTTCTCCCACTCCCTCGTCTGCAACTTGCCCTCGATATAGCACTGAGAGCCTTTGCGTAAATACTTCGCGGCGACTTCTGCGACCTTTCCAAATAGACAGACCCGGTGCCATTCGGTTTTTTCGACCGGCTGCCCTGATTGCTTATCCGTCCATTTCTCGCTGGTCGCCATGCTGATCGTCGTGACCGCATTGCCGTTGGGCAAGTATCGGCTGTCCGGGTCTTGCCCCAGAGTGCCAACCAAGATGACTTTGTTTACTCCACGCGCCATAACTACCTCGGGATGTTGAGAGTGATGTGATCGACCAGTGCCAGGAATTCCGCGCGCCGCTCAGCGAGCTGAATCAATTCCTCTTTAAAGTCGTCGCGGTCCTGGCGGTATATGACCAACTGCCCGGCCGGAGGGAAGTCGCTACAGTAGCTAACGAAGTCGACCCAATCACGCCCGGAGCAGTCCAGGTGCCCGACCAATTGCCAGCGGTATGACGGATCGAATGACCCGCGACGCATCGTGTCCCAGTGAACGCCGGCCGTTACTGATTTGATTTCGAGGACACCGTGCAGGCCGATTAGACCGTCTGGCGAATCGCCGTAGGTGGTGCAATCGAAGAACCCCCCGTTCGTGACCTCCACGAATTGCGCGTCCTCGTACAGCATACGGGCGACCGGCTCCTGGACGTGGCCGCGCTCCATATGATCGGTCTGGAAACTGAATTCAGCGCGCTGGCCGGTGACCCGTTCGAGCGCGATCTGGAGGGCGTAGCGCTTGGCGGGATCACCAAACGCTTTACCGAAGTTCGCCATGAATGTACCGAAGTTGCTCGATGTCGCTTTGCCAATGCGCAGCGCGAGCCATTCCTCGGTGTTCTGGGCCACGTCATGCCACGCCATCGCCGCACTCCTTAATGAGCTGGGCCTGGTGTAGCTCCGACATCGAGGCGCGTGCCAGGACCGCGTCCAGGTTGCCGTCGCGGCGGTATGCCGCCTTGGCATTTTCCCACGCCTTGGCCGTGGCCGGCGTGATCGTCACCGTCGTGGCGACCTTGGGGCTGATGCGCAATCCCTCCGTGACTTCTTTACCGAACCGCACGTTCGGCTCGACGTACACCGTGACCCTGACGTTTTGCCAGTCCTCAATGTATGGGCTACCGGTCAACTTTTTGAGCGTGCCTGAGTTGGTGGCGTTCAGGATCATCGGCTTCAGTGGCTCGCCTGGACGCAGCTCGCGCTCGGCAAACCATGCGGTATTGAAGCGGTCCTTCGTCTTCTTGGTCCGGTCGCCCTCCAGCGTGACCCGCGCGATAGTGAGCACGGTAGGCCCGACGATATCGGCGCTGGACAGATACGGCGAATCGAACGCCTTACGGAAATGGGTTTTCGTTTCCATGCTATGCCCCCTCGTATTGATCGGCGGTCAGGTCAGGCCGCTGGTCCTGGTAGCGGTGAATCCGGCAAGTCTGTTGCGGCAACAGAATCGACGGGTGCGCCTTCGGCAATAGGCGAACGCACTCGGGGCAGGCGACGCCATACTTCGCGCGAACCCGTTTCATATGGGCCTTCAGACCCTGGAACATTTCGACCATATCGCTCATGGTTTCCCCGCGCTTTGCTCTGGTTGGATAGTGGCGGCCGGCTGATCGGTGATCGCGCCGCCGATGGCAATCATCGCCATCAGCGCCAGCCAGACCACGAACCCCACGACATAGGTGCGGGTGCGGATCAGTGCGGCCCGGCGACGAAGGCGCTTCATTGGTCGGCCTCTGGCGTCTGGTACTCGATGCAGAGCAAGGTCTGAATCCGCGCTTTCAGTTCCCCCACGCGCTCGGTGTGCTGGACCTGCTCCTGTTCGATCTGCTGCTCGTATCGCTCGATTAGGAGCGCGGTCGGGTTCGCCTCGATTTCCGGCCATTCGACTTGCACGGTGATGGTGCCAAGCATTGCGCCATACGTGGCCGGCCAATCGCTCATGTCGCAGGTGATCGCCCGTTGGGGCTGTCCTGGTAGCTGGTGGATGTACAGCGTGATGGGCGTCTTCATGCTGCCCCCTCGGTCACGACCTTGAGCATTTCCTGCCACTGCCGCAGTTCCTCGCGCAGCGCTCGTATGCGGTCCTTGTCCTGGCGAAACGCCGGACCATCCGCATAGGGGAGGCCGTCTTCGAAATTGCGGATAAAAGATTCACAGACGGCAATCTGCCGTTTTATCAACGTGGCGAACATGCGACCCCCTATAGGCGTTGTTTGCTGTGGAGACGCAGCGATGCCCCCGTTGGTGGGGGCACCGTGCGTCGATCCGTTACTTGGCTGTTACGAGGATTTGCGCGATTGCGCGGATGGGGGCCAGCGCCTCCCAGTATTGGTACGCGCCGAGACCGATGGCGCAAATGATTACGAGAGTCAGAATGGTTTTATCGGTGGTGGTCATGGTGGTTGCTCCTTGCCGGGTTTGGGTGCTGACGGCTTGAGAATATCGCAACCACAACGCATGTCAATAACCTAGGTTATTAAATTAGGGTATCGGTTCCCCTCGGGGGATAACCGCCAGAGCGAAGTCCTGGAAGTCCTGATGTCCTGGCGGGCACAAAAAACCCGCGTCAGGCGCGGGTTGTTTGGTGGCAGTTCGCTCAGGGCTCGAAGTAGCGCGTCCCTTTGAGAATGCCGGCGACGTAGTGAATCCCTTCAATATTTTCGGCCGCAACGTGGATCGGCTTATGGTCCTCGTTGATCGACTCGAAGCGGTAGAACCCGTCCTTCAATCCGCAAAAAACTTTAATCATCTTGCGCCCGTCACTGGTGATGACCAGAACATCCTCATGCAATACCAGCGACTGGTTCGGTTCGATTACCACGTATTCCCCGTGCTTGATGCGCGGGCTCATGCTGTCGCCTTTTACCCTCAACCCGTAGGCGTCCGGGTCGTCACTGTGAATCTTAAGAAACCCTGACGGGCTGCCGTCCGCGTCAAAATATCCATCGTCCCCAAGCTGTGCGGTTCCGACCACTGGCACTAACCCCTTTTTGAGTTTGCGTTCTTCCGTGTCCGTGTTGGACGGCTGTTCCGCCGCTGACCCAACATCGACCACTGTAGTTGTGGTGTGGGAAAAACGCGAATTGTCCTCGCCGTGGGCCAGCCATTCGACGGTGACGCCCAAGGCGCGGGCGATGTCTGGCAGGCGCTTGGACTGGAGGGTTTTGCCGGAGGTTATTTTCTGAATTGCGACTTGAGAGAGGGGCAGGCCGCTGACTTCGCCAACCAGCTTTGCGAGCTGGAGCTGCGTCAGATTGCGTGCGGCCATCGCGGTTTTAAGCCTATCGGCCAGGGTAGGGGGGGCGGTCGTATTCATGCGTCAAAGTTTATAACAAATGTTATTGGTCAGGCAACACAACCATCGCTTGGTCATTGACGGCTCGAAAACCTAGGTTATTATCGTGATACGAAAATGATACAGGTGGACGACATGACGGACCAAGAACGCCCGATTGAAAGAGCGGTTCGCCTCGCCGGAGGCCAAGCAGAACTGGCCCGGTTATGTGGGACCAGCCAACCCCGTATCTGGCAATGCGTACACCGTAATTTGAATGTGCCGGCTGAGCTGGTGCTGAAAATTGAGCGTGCTGTCGGTGGTGCCGTGACTCGCTCCGAGTTGCGGCCCGATCTCTATCCGGTCGAATAACGGCCAAAAAAAACCCCTGGTGTGTCGTGCGGACGGGCCAGGGGTTGTCGATGAGCGAGGCCAGTATGAACAACAATCCCAACCCGATCAACTGTGAATCCCAGAACGCAGCCATTGCCCGCTACCTGAAGGAAGGGGGGCGCCTGACGCCATTGCAAGCCCTGGAGCTATTCGGCTCTTTCCGTCTGGCTGCGCGCATCGATGACCTCCGAAAAAAGGGAATGGATATTCAAACCACCATCATTCGAGTCCGGAACGAAAAAGGTCGCCTAGTGCGTGTTGGCGAGTACTGGCTCTGTGGGGGTGAGTAATGGCCGGTGACTGGATCAAAATGCGGACGGCGTTAGCCAATGATCCCTCGGTCATAGCGATGGCCTGCACGCTGGACGTTGATGAATTCGAGGTGGTCGGAATGCTTCACCACCTCTGGTCCTGGGCTGATGCTCAGTCACGCGATGGTCACGTTCCTGGCGTGACCAAAAAATGGATCGACCGTTACGTTCACCGTGACGGGTTTGCTAACGCCATGCGCGCGGCTGGCTGGCTGGTCGTCGATGAGGCGGGAATTCAGTTCCCCCACTTCGAGCGGCACAACGGCAAACCCGCGAAGGACCGGGCGCTTGCGGGGGAGCGCCAGCGTAAGAAGCGCGCCAGTGTCACGCCTCCCGTCACGGATCAGTCACGCGGCGACCGTGACACCACCGTGACCAGAGAAGAGAAGAGAAGAGAAGAGAATACAGAGCATAGCGGCGAGGCCGCGCCACCTCCGGCCGCTATCGAACCGACGCCGACCACGACCAAAACGAAACGCAAAACCGCGCTCCCGGCTGACTTTCCGATCACTGCCGACATGATCGTGTGGGCGAATGAGCGAGCGCCTGCCGCCGAGCTGTCCCTGGAAACTGAAAAGTTCCTCAACCACTTTCGGGCTAAAGGCGAAGTGCGCGCCGACTGGCTCGCGTCCTGGCGCAACTGGATGCTCAACGCGCAGACCTACGCGGGGCGGCGTGTCGTGCCGATGGGCAAGGCTGGCCCGGACTTCGACGATCTGACATGGACCCGCGACCTGGGAGGCCTGTAATGGAAAAGGTAAGCAACGTGCTTGCGCGCATCACCGCTCGCAATGCTCCAGCCTCGGGCGACGGCGAACCAGCGAACATCGATGAGGCGGCCGGCCAGGTAGTGAACGCGCTCATCAAAGAGCTGAAGGCGATATTCCCGGCGTGGCGTCAGGCGTGGCCGGACGACAATGATTTGAAGGCGTACAAGCGCTCGATGACGAAGGGGTTCATTGCCGAGGGGATCACTAGCATCGAGCAGATTCGCTTCGGCGTTCACGCCTGCCGCCAACTGGCGTCGGACTTCGTTCCATCGGTGGGCCGGTTCATTGCCATGTGCAAGCCCACGCCCGAGATGCTCGGCCTGCCGTCCGAGGACGATGCCTATGCCGAGGCCGCCCGCAACGCCTATCCCAATGCAGGGCAAGTCAACTGGTCACATCCGGCCGTGTCCCACGCTGCGCGAGAGGTCGGGCTGTACAAC